TTCTACATTAAATCTTTGTCGAGAGTCCTGTAATGTAGAATTAAATTGATTAATAGATGCCTCTATTTGTGCATTTGCTTGGTTTGCTGCTTGAGTATTTTGAGCATTTAAGGCTGCAATCTTATTAGCCTCAGTTGTTGCTAAAGAATTCATTGCATCTATACGTTGAGCATTATTTGTTTGTACTTGAGTTTGTAAACTTTTAAAGAATTGGTTTACCTGATTCTCGCTTGTTGCATTAAACTGGAGTGCAGCATTTTCTGCAGCTTGGTCAGAGAATAACTGTGCTTGTCTTGCTTGTAAATTTTGTAGATTAGCTTGTTGCTCATTAGACAAATTAGCCATATCCATTTGAAAATACTGTTGGGCATTCAATACTGCTGCTTGTTGTCTATTGTTAAGATTCTGAAAGATCATATCTTTGTATGTTTGAGCATCTTGTGCAGCTATTGGTGTGGCAGCATTCATGATACCTGTAGCTAATGCCTCAGCATACATTGTACTTGCACTTAAACCTCTTTGTGCCATATTAGCTTGGACTAATCTTTCAGCACCAGAAGCCCATGCAGGTAAAGCCTTACCTTGTGCAATCGCATCTGTAACTTGTTGTTGTAATTCTTCTAACTGACCTGTAACTGTAGCCTCAGGTGCAATCTGACCTTGTGCAGCAACAGCAGGTGCTGTCACTTGACCTTGAGCTGCAGTCATGGTTGGAGCTGTTCCTAAAGTTGTAGCAGTGTATTGTGCAGCAGCTAAGGCAGCAGGATCTTGTACGACTTGTGCAGTCGGTGCTGTTACAGCTTGTGCCTGTGCAGGAGCCATTGTAGGAGCTACAGCAGTGGGTGCTGTTGTAGGTAATCCCGTTGTAGTCATTTGCTCACCTGTTTGTACTTGTTGTAACTGTGGTGTTATCTGTGTACCTGCAGGTAAAGTAGGTGTGCTTACAGCTTGTTTCTGTAAATCTAATACTGCCTGTGCTGTAGTAGACTGTGGTGAAGGTACTGCACCTACAGGTAACTGCACATTAGGTATTACTACTGTATTATTTTCTGGCATTATTATCTCCGTTTATAAATTGTAAATCTTGTATTGTGTAGACGTGCATTATTTCTTAAACTTCTTGATTGCTAAATCAGTTACCTTTAACCCAAATGAACTAGCAATAGCTGCCATTAATGCCCATATATACCAGTCAGGTAATTGGTTTAAGGTATCAAAACCTTCTTTTAGTTTCTGTATCCACTCAGGTTTACCAAAAAATATAGCAGCAAATACAATCAATAAAGGTATGGATAAAATAACGGTAAACCATTCATCTCTCCATGAATCTCCCATAGATTTTTGTGCCTGAATAGCATACTCTAATTCACCTTCTGCCATCTTTTTGATATGTGTTTGTTCTGCTTGTGCTAATAGTTTTTTAGTTTCTGTCTTTGTCTCAACAACACCTTTTAGAACTGTAGTGGCTAATCCCCAAATCATTATGCATCCCTCACTATTTCAGCTAGTTCATTGGCACGTTGAGGTGTTTGTTTTGCCCAACGAGAATCCAACATTTGTAAATGAGCTTCCACTAGATCATTATTTTCTAGTGCAGCTCTAAATTTTTTAAAACCACATAAACGGGGATATCCTAATTGAAAACACATTTCAATAACAACACCAAATACCTTTTCAGGAATAGTATTCTCATCAATAAATTTATGGGCATCAGCTACAGCTATCTTAAAATCATACTCAAAATACTCCATAACTACTTCATCAGAATATTCAATACCTTCTTCTAAATCGTCATCATCTAATACTAAATGCCCTACTCCAAAAGTTTTTAGCCCTAGTGAATCTTTATAAATTTTGTTAACTTTTCCTTCATGTTTAAGGATTCGTTCTTTCACAGAATTGTACATTATTTACTCCCTTTAATTAAGTATGCTTCCATCCACATAATTTTTTCTTTTATAACTGCTATATCCTGTTGCATTTGGGTGACTGCATCGACTTTGGTTTCGACTGCATCTAGTCTTTCTGAAAACATACCCCAAGTCATACCAATCGTTACCAATAATACTAAATAAGGTAATAATGTTTTCAGGTCTAATTTCATCCGTTTGCCACTTTCATTTGAGAAACACGCTCACCATGTTCTTCCCAAGTTTTAGCTAATTCTTTTTCTTTAGCATAATCATTCTTGGTTTTACTCATGGCTACAACTTCATCTACGGTCATGTTCATCCACTTTTGTCTTTCTTGAAAGTTTCTTTCTGCCCATGTTTCTAATCTATCCAGTAGAAATTTATTATGTGTTTCTAATTCTTTATTCTCTGCTTTTAATATCTTGTTGTCTTTGCGAAGTTTAGTAACTTCTTCTTCTAGTTTTTTTAATGACATACAGTTCTCCTATTTGCTATTAGCAGACATTCCTGATAAAGGATTGTTTAATGCTTTGTTTATATTTAAATTTAAATTTTCTTCGATTATTTTCAACTCATCAAATATCTCTCGAGTATCTTCTTTTTGTCTATCTTCAATATCATTGACTATTTCTGTAATATGTCGAATGTCTCCATTCATAGATCTTAAATCTTGTTTCATATCCCCTTTAAGTTCATTAGCAACATCAGCCACTAAGGTAATTTCATCTAAAATCATATCTAGTTCTGATTTGATGACTGCTATTTGTTCATCATAAGATGATAAATCAGGTGCTGTATATTCTTCTATCTTGGCTTTCATATCCAAGTAGTCATCGTAAAACTTATATCCTGACCATCCACCACCAACAATTGCACCTATCAGGGATAGGATAATAAAGAATTTTCCACCAGAAAATTTCATTCCTTGGTACTCAATACTGGGCATTAATCATATCCTCCATAGTGACATCTTGTGCTAGTTGAAATAAAAGTCCATATTGGTCTTCTATTGATTTACTTAAATACTCATCAACATTTTTATCTTGTATGGTTGCTTGAGTATCAAAAAAACTTTTAGTATTTCCTAATATCTGCATGACAATTAAAGTTTTGAGTTGATTGCTTTCATCATATCTTGCTTCATCATCAATCTCTTTTACTATCTTTGTTGCTGCTTTCTCTTTGGCAGACGGTTCTTTTACAGACTCTTTGGATTCTTCAGCTTCTTCCTGTTGTACTTCTTCTTGCTGAGTATTATCCTCTGTTTCCACAACGGGTTCTTCAGTAGTTTGGCTATCGGGTTCGGTTGATTCTTCGACTGGTTCATCAGCTACTTCCATCTCCATTTCTAATTCCATTTCTGCTTCTAAAGATGCCATCTCCATTTCAGGTTCTGGTTTGATATCATCTATCTTAATATCTATTTCAGCTTCCACAGTTTCATAGGATACTTCTTGTTGAACAGGTTCAATCGGAGTAAACTCTACTTCACCGTTATCATCAATCTTGATATCATTAAATTCAATAATTTCTTCAATCAAATCTATTTGTGTAGGGTCAGTTAAATTTAAATAAACTATTTCTTCTACAGTGGTTATTTGTTGTTCAATAATTGTAGAGATAACATTGTAGAAAACATTAACACTAACATCATCAAACATTGGACCAACAGCAAGATTAATATCACGACCACCTATCTCAATAGTGACTTTACTTAAAACGCCACTGAAATCGAAAGACCCACTGTATGATTGGTAACCTGATGCAATGCCAGATTCAGACAAGATGTCAGTACCTGCAAAGACGGTAGACCCTCCGCCAGTTCCTGTAACGTGCATATAGATTCTATCTTGAGCATCTTGTTTATCTACTTTAATTGAGTAGGTTACTTGTCCTCCATTATCAATACTTAAATCAGATACATCGACTTCTTGATAGAATGTTGTACCCATACCATCAACACCCATACGAGATTTGTTATCACCACTTCCTGTAATCATGGCACATTTATCAGAGCCTAATTGACCACATGATGTACCAGTAGGCATACTCGCAGGACCTTCACCGCCCCAGTCGTAGTCCATATCACCCTCTTTTCCCGTAGCAACATATCCATTATCTCCATCAAGAACATCACCTGAGTCTTCGTTAGTAACAGTGGTTGTGGTAGTTGTTTTTGTTGTCGTAGTAGTAAATATAATTTCTGTACCTT